GTGGTGCGGATTATATGACCTTGTATATCGCTGCCTCTAGCAACCGCCTTGTTGTTGATATTCCCAGCGGCCGCAAGGCAACTAATGCCGAAGTCAACGAACTACAATGCTCATTTAGTGATGCTATGGGCTTACTAATCCGTTTTTACCAAGGGCAAAGCGCAGCAGAAGATACCATCACCGCACTCAATCATGTTATGGGAGGCATCGCTTGGCATAGCGAAAACGTCAGCAAAAGCCAAACACCAGAACTGGCTATGTTTGATGGAGAAGATGAATGAGCACATTACAAAAACAATGGTTTAGTGCTGCCGAATTAATCGGTTTGCCAGACATGCCAGGCACCACACAAAACATTAATGCCAAAGCTAAACGCGAATCTTGGACATGCCGCAAGCGTGAAGGCCGAGGTGGTGGTTTTGAATATCACCTCAACAGCCTCCCCCTTGCCGCGCAGCAATACATTCTGGCGGAGCATACGAAAGCGCAGATAGCCCAGCAGACCGAGCAGGCTAAAGTGCTGCACGAGAAGTTTTCTGGCGAGAAAACAACTGCCGCTCAAGATGAGACCGCTAACGCATTACGGTTAATGAAAGATTGGAGCGAGACGCGTAAACGCCGTTGCTTTGTGCGCTTTGAGGTGATGAATGCCTGTGAGAACTATATCCGTAACGTCGCGGCACTGGGCGTTAAACGGATGCAAGCCACTCGCAGCTTTGTGGAGATGTTTAACGCTCGCTCCTTACCTTTTGCTGATGACATTTATACCACGTTGCATGGCAGTTTGAGTGTGGTGAGCGTGCGCCGTTGGCGCAAGGCTTATCAAGAAGGTGGATTGGCTAATTTAGACAGCCGAGCCCATCCAGCAAAAGATCAATATCTGATTGAAACTCAGCCAGAAATGAAGGATTACGCCATTGCGTTTCTGGCAGCCTTCCCTACCGCAACCGCTGGTAAGTTACTCAAGGCCATCAAAGAAGATTTTAAAGAAAGTGAGTTACGCCTCCCGTGTGTGCGCTCCACTGGACGCTGGATGGATTGGTGGAAGGCACAACATGCAGAGCTGCTTGAAAGCCTACGTAATCCTGATGCTTGGAAAAACAACTATTTATCCGCTTTTGGTAGCGCAAGCGAAGGTGTTCACTATCTCAATCAACTCTGGGAAATGGATGCAACGCCCGCAGACTTGCAGGTCACGCTGCCCGATGGCTCAAAACGTCGATATCACATTACAGGTTTGATTGATGTGTATTCCCGCACGCCCAAGTTGCTGGTGACTGAAACGCCTAGAACCGAATCGAATGCCGCGTTGATGCGTCGCGCCATTTTAACCATGGGCAAGCCGCACAAGGTCAAGATAGATAACGGTAGCGATTACGTGTCAATGGGCATGATGGCGGTGCTGCATTCGCTTGATATTGAATACGAAGTTTGCCCGCCATTCAGTCCATGGAAGAAGCCGCACATTGAACGTTTTTTCCGTCACTTTAGCCACGATTTGCTTGAGCTGAAACCGGGGTTTATTGGGCATAACGTCGCTGAGCGTAAAGCGATTGAGGCCCGTAAAACCTTTGCTGAACGCCTAATGCAAAAAGATGAAGTGATTGACGTGACGATGACACCAGATGAGTTACAGAAGTTTTGCGATGACTGGGTGAACAACGTGTATATGCACAAAGTTCACAGCGGGATTGATGCGACTCCGTTTGAAATGGTGAGCAATTTTAAAGGCGAAATCGCTCGCATCGATAACGAGCGCGCCCTGGATATGTTGCTGTCCGTGCCGACGCAGGGCGGCACTCGTACGGTGAATAAAACTGGCATCAAAATCGACAACATCATCTATATCGCCGCTGAGCTTGGGCCTTATATCGGCCAACAGGTACGGATCCTCTATGACAAGGATGATCTAGGGCAAATCGTGGTGAATCACTTAAGTGGTGAGTTTTTATGTATCGCGTTTAACGCTGAATACAAAGGGGTTGATCGTGCGCAAATTGCCATTGAGGCGCGGCGTTTACAGCGAGAACAGCTCAAGCGTGCCAAGGCAGAAATTCGCGCAATTCAGCGTAAACACAACGTGCGTGATGTGGCCGACAGGATTATGGCCAGCGCCGCTGTTGAGGCGGGTAAATTGGTGATGATGCCTAAGCGTAGCAGCGAGTTTACCAACACCGCGATTGAAGGTGCAGCACAGGCCAGTGAGGCACTGAGCCAGAAGGAAAGCGCTATACCACCCATTACTCAGGCACACATGGATTCACTGCGTGATTTGATGCGTAACGAGCAAAAGCAAAATGAGACTGAGGAGGATCGTTTTCGCCGCTGGCTGGATTTGAATGACGTGGTGCAAGCGGGTAACGCACTAGATGAAGTGAATCGTCACTGGAAAAAGAACTACGAAGCAACGTCTGAATTTAAGGGGCGTTACATGGTGTGGGAAGACTTTGGTGACAGCGCATTCCGCTAAAAACGTCTGCCACCAAAACCTAAAAACAAAACGGAGTGAATTATGAAGCACAAAATTATCCCTGTCAAAAACGTGGCTCGCTTAGCGAGCGCCTATCAGGCGTTAGAGAATCGTCCTCTTAATAGCCCTGGTATGGGGTTGGTCTGGGGGGAGACTGGCCGAGGTAAAACCACTGCAACCACATGGCTTATCAATCGTTGTAACGGCATTTATGTGCGTGCGCTAGCACTATGGAATGCGTCATCCATGCTGCGCGCAATCGCTGAGGAGTTGGATCTTGATCCTAAAGGAACGCGTTCCGCTTTAGAGGTGCGCGTGATTGAGAAGCTGGCAGAAACCCAGCGTCCGCTGTTTGTAGATGAAGCGGATCATATTGTGGGTAATGAGCAAATGATGGAGACATTACGCGATATCCATGACCTATCAACAGTGCCAGTGATCATGATTGGTATGGGGCAAATGCGCAAAAAGGTAGCCCGTTATGCGCAGCTTGAAAACCGCATTATGCATTGGGTCGAGTTTTCTGCTTGCGACCATGAGGATGGTGTCACGTTAGCTCGGGGTATGTGTGAAGTGGAAGTGGAAGATGATCTGCTGAATGAGTTGATTGATATGACGCGTGGAGAGATCCGTCGCCTTGTTGTGGGTCTGGCTCAAATTGAAGATGAAGCCAAAGTTCAAGGGCTATCAAAGATAGGTAAAAGCCAGTTTAAACGCGATTTTTTCCTTGGTCAGAGACCCAATCCTAAAGGAGGACGTTAATCGTGATGAAGCGTCCTTATCTGGCGGGGTCGCCCAAGCAGAAGATGTGGCAGTCGATGCGCATTATGCGCTGCTTTACGCCTGCTGATATCGCCCAAACAGCCGAGGTCACGCTTGCTTATGCGTGCGCTTTTATTAATACGCTGCGCCGCGCTGGCTATATCAAGCGCCAGACGGGCAATACGGGCCAATTTGCAGCGCATCAGCTGCTAAAAAACACTGGACCGCATGCCCCGCGCCACTGGGTTAAAACGCGTCAGGTTTATGACGTGAATCGAGGTGAAGTACATGAACTGGGTTGATGAATTGCGTGCGGCCTGTGAACGATTGGGGCGAAAAGAGTTGGCAAGGCGCATTGGTTATGGCCCTACGGTAATAAGTCAGGTGTTAAACGGTAAGTATCCTGGCGACCTTGGCCGAGTTCAAGCGCAGGTAGAAGGAGTGTTGATGCGCCGCGTTGTTGATTGCCCGATGTTGGGCGAGATAACGCTTGATGTGTGCCAAGGGCATCAACGGCGCAAGTTCTCGACCACCAATCCTATGCGGGTGCAGATGTATCGAGCCTGCCGAAATGATTGCCCACACAGCACGCAGTGTAAGGAGTGAGATATGTTCCAATTTTATGGCAGAAGTGAAACCAGCTTTGTGTGTGCAATGGGGATTGCTCCTCATAGTTTTGCGGTTGTTCAAGAGCGTGGCTGGGCGGTTTATCAGCAAGAGTTATTTCCGCGGCACATTCATGAGGGGGAGTTTGTACTGCTTATTGAGATCAACGCTCGTGGCGAGCCGACTGGGGATGAATTAACACTATTTGCCAACATCGCTAAGGGCGCTCGTATTTCATTCGACGTAGTGGGTGACCCTGATGAGCATTGGGAGTGGTGGAAAGGAATTGATATCGCTGAAAAAAATAATGAATAAACAAGAAAATAAGGAGCAAAACATGAGACACCAAAACCCTAAATTCGATGTGATTAGTGCGCTGCGTTTACGCGGTATGAAGGTGGTTCACTCTGGCGTGAAAGTCGTGCAAATCGACAAGCCAAGTGCCGATTTTCGCCGCATGGCCGTGGACATTATCGAAAACATAAAAGGCATTCGTCGCCGTTGTATGGCGGTGCAATTTCACGGCGTCACCGTGCGCTGGGAGGAGTAATCCATGGCCAAGCTAATTATTGAAATTAACGATGGTGAAGTGGGAAACACTACAGGCATTCAAGTGGAAATGAAGTTAGAAGTTTCTAAAAAAGGCCAGCGGACATTGTCGGATGCCGTTGTTGCGAGCCTTGCCAAGAGCATGGAGTACATCCTGCCTGAAATAACAAAAGATATGGTCGAGCTAACTGGCCGCAAGGTGATGAATACGGAATTAAAGAAAGACCAAACTCTTTCAGAAATGCTGGCAGCAGCACAAAGAAAAGCACATTAATTAAGGAGTTAAACATGGCTACAAAACCTAAAAGAATCAAAGCAGCTGCGGCGCTATATGTACCACAGAGCAAACAAGATGTGACTTGTGATATCCGCAAAATTGGCGACTTACAACGCGAAGCACTGCGCTTAGAAACGCAAATGAATGACCAAATTGCAGCGGTTGCAGAGGCGTATTCCCCGCAACTAGAAGCAATAAAGAAAGATCTCGGGGTATTAACTGCGGGAGTCCAAAGCTGGTGTGAATCGAATCGTGATGAACTTACTAAGGGCGGAAAAACCAAGACCGCCAATCTCATCACGGGCGAAGTGTCATGGCGTATGAGACCGCCATCGGTATCTATTCGCGGTATCGATACTGTGTTGGAAAACCTCAAGTCGCTCAAGCTTGACCGTTTTATTCGCACTAAGGAAGAAATCAATAAGGACGCCATTTTAGCCGAGCCGAAAGCCGCCGCAGGCGTGGCGGGGATCACCATTAAGACAGGGATTGAAGATTTTGCGATTGTCCCATTTGAACAGGACGCGGGGGTGTAATTATGGAAATGTCAGATGAAGCGTTAAATCGCTATACCCAAAGAATGGCACAGCTTAACAGTACAAAGGAATCCTTCAATTTACCCGCATGGGTGCTTAATAACGAGCAGCAGTGGCAATTTCATCAAGCGGAACAGGAAAGCATTGAGCAAGCCTTTTATCGCGCTGTCCAGTCAGCGCCGATGACAGACGCTGACTGGTTTTATTTGCTAGTGACTGCGACGGATTACATCAGTCGGCATGTATTGAACTCAAGCGTTCCAGTGTGGCTTGGTGAATCGGTTGTATTCGCGCATTCGGCTCCGCATCCATTTGGGCAAACGGTGTATGACCCAATCAGTAAATGCGATCGATATTATCCTCGTTGTGATACGTCTGCCAAAGCCGACGCAATACCGCCAAGTGATGGGCAATGCGGTCCTGAATATAGTCATCACGCCCCATTGTCGCAGGACCAATAACAGAGGCATTGATGTCGGCGATAGTGAGGTTTACAGCAAGTTCAAAGAGTTTTGATGGTTCCATGGTTATTTCCCTTAAGTGTTTGTTGGCGCAATTACTTTAGGGGAATTGGCGGAGGAAATAAACCTCCGCCACCTTTTGCGAAACGCCGATAGGCGTCTATCCGATGTAGTGATCGGGTACTGATGAGCAGCTAACAAAATGAACTCATTTTAAGAGCGAATGAAATGACACCCTACGCGAAACGCTTACTCAAATATGCCATTGCAAACTGCCCATTGCGGCCAGTTCGTAAGGGTAAAAATAAAGCGCAACTGCTAGCAGAGCGTGAGCAATGGGCAGTGAACTATCTGAATGGA